GCTCAACTATTTGAGAAACTTCAAGATGATAGGTGGACATCAACTACATTAGCTAGTAGAATGAATACACAGGATTGTGTAGATCAAATGAGCAGGGAGGAACAAGATGTTAAGTCAAGGGGCTAAGATATGTTTACATATAGATTATGAAGCGCACTTGGAAGAAGGCTTGGAACATCCTGCTATAGTAAGAAAACTTGTAAAAGAATGGAAACTAACACCTGCTGAGGTCGAAGATATTATTCGAGAACAAGAAGAATTTTTAACAACTTGGGGAAAAGGAGAGATTGTATGAGTGTAAACTATACAGAAGAACAGGTAGATTATATGGTTAAAGCATACAGTGATCAACCTACAAGAGAAACAGTAAATGCTTTAGCAGATGAACTCAATAAGAGTGTAAAATCTATAATAGGAAAGTTAAGTAGAGAGGGCGTATACAAGAAAACAGTATACAAAACGAAGACTGGCGAAGACCCCGTAACAAAGAAAGAGTTAGTAGAAGAACTAGCTGGTATTTTAGATATAAGTGCAAATTCTATAGTAGGTTTGGAAAAGTCGCCTAAGGCAGATTTGAAAAACTTAGTATTAACTCTAAGAGAGTACGAAAGTAATGGTCAAGATAACCATGACGGCTATCAATTGGTTTGGCGAGGTGAATAATGGGATGGAGAGATAAAAGATATGCTAAGATTTTTCCTAGAAATGACAAACTTCGTAAGATTATAGCAGAACACGGCGAGTACTTTGAGGTTGTATCTAGTCCACAACCTGAGCCACAATTACAGAATCAACTAGCGTTAACTTTGCGTGATGAGAATATTACTTTCACAACACAAGTAGTAAATCTAAGAATGATTCAGATGGACTAAAAAATAAGCTGGATTAGCTCAGTTGGTAGAGCAACTGATTTGTAATCAGTAGGTCATCAGTTCGAATCCGATATCCAGCACCATGCTCCGTTCGTCTAGTGGTTAGGACACATGGTTTTCATCCATGCAACAGGAGTTCGATTCTCCTACAGAGTACCACTTGGTTTGGTAGTATAATGGTTAGTACCCTAGCTTGTCACGCTAGTAGTCGGAGTTCGATTCTCCGTCAGACCGCCACATATGCGACATTAGTATAAAGGCTATTATGACTGGCTTCCAACCAGTAGATATCAGTTCGATTCTGATATGTCGCTCCACTTTGGTTCAAACCTGCAACGGGTGTATAACGAACCAGTAGCAAAGCTACAGCGGGTGTATAACATACTAGGGATAATTTTCTTAAACTTGTAGTTATACCCACATAATTTTTCCATATACCAACCCAAAAGAATAAGTACAAAAACGTACTTAAATAAATTGCGATTGGGTGTAATTTCTTAAAAATCTTACGAAAGTGTAGTTAAATGTTGAAAGTTGGGGATTGGTGAAAAGTCGTTATGAGATAGTTGACTTTTCTTTGGTGTGATACGATTGGCATGGAATATCGTAAGCTCTATCTCCCAGTAATAAAAAACATCAAAGATGAATTCTTCCAGTCTCGCTTACGCTTCCCTCCAGAATTCAGTTTGAAATCCTTTAAATTGAGGTCGCTATGAGCAAGAGAGATAAGTTAATGATTGCCGTAGTATCTATCTTGAATTAGATAATAATATTTTACCATAAGTTTAACAAAAATGCAAGAATCTTTTTTCGTAGGTGAATATAATTATGGAAAAGTTTAAGTGATTTTGTGATCAAAATATTTTATTTCTTGAATGCTTGCTTGAAATTTGGTTTCTTCGAGAGAACTTTTTTATAAAGAGAAATTGTATCTCTTCCAAAACGAGACTGTTCAAAAATCTCACTCGCAGAATGTAAGACCAGTAAGAAGTATACACATAAAGCAAACAAAGTTTCACTTACAAAGTCGAAAAACTGTAGCGACTTTCTTTTAATATCTTCCATGTCTTGGTCGTCTTGCAGTATATTTACGATACTCGCTAGTTATCTTTTGTTGTCTTTTGACTGCGGCAGCTTTCATTCTTTTCTTCTTTGCTGTCGGTTTCTCATAAAACTCGAGTTCTTTTATTCTTTCTTTTCTGCCATCTCTATCTAGTTTTCTTCTCAGTATGCGAATGGCTTTTTCTACTGGTATTGTTCTACATTCAATTCTCATTTAATCCTTGTGCTCGTGTGAGGCGACACAGGTCATTGGCGATGTTGTGTTGATTGTCAACTGTCGCTTGAAGAAACTTATGTACCCATGCCATATCAAAGACGAAGTCAGGATCTGTAGTATTCAGTCCTTGTTCGTGGCATGCAGCGATAAGTGCAGTTGCTAACTTATCTGTTATTTCTTCTGACTTTTTCATTCTAGGGAATTCAATTATATTATCCATCCTTTCTCCTGTGAAACGCCCATCCTCTTTTTCGAAGATAGTTAACTTGTGAAGTGATACTAGTAGTTCTTCTCAGTAATCTACTTGATAACTCCGTGATTGGTATTTTATTGTAGAGGTCTTTGAGTGTCTGTCTTTCTTTAGTTGTCCATTTACCTCTTTTATAAATCATACTGTTATTATATCAAATCTTCATCCATGTGTCAACAACTATTTTTAGATACCCCTAATTTATTACTTGACATGAGGTTATAAAATTGATATAATATAGTCATTGGAGAATAATTATGGAACTAGATATAGCATACCTAATAATATTGGTATCATGCATTTACCTTGCATATAGGTACGGGCATCAAGAAGGAATCGGAAAGACCTTAGACTACATGAAAGCACAGGGCAAGATAGACTTCGATGACTAATCAAAAAATAGTTGTTGACTTTTGGTCTTAATTTTAGTATAATATACATAAGTGTGAGAAGGGTTTCTTACACAATGGCGTCCATACCGAAAGGGTGGACATAGTTTTACTGAAAAGGAAATTAGGAGAAATAATATGACGATTGATATTAGTAAATTTTGGCTTGGTATGAATAATGAGTGGTTGTTGCACAACACTGATACATCATATCCAAGATATAACATTGTAGAGAATGTGGACACAGGCAACTTTCGTATAGAGGTTGCGGTGCCAGGTTGGTCTAAACAAGAACTTGAGTTAATTCATGAGGATAATGAGTTGCTCATCAAGGGGAAAAAAGAACAGAAATTAAGTGAGAGTGAAAGATTCTCTCATCAAGGTCTGAGTCTTAAATCTTTTGAGCGTAAGTTTATGTTAAACACGGACTTAAAAGTAGACGATGTCGAACTAACAGATGGACTATTGACTATCGCGCTGTCTAAAACTCCGAACTCTAATCGTAAAGTATTGGATATTAAATGAAAACAATTATGAATAGTTTTAGACAGGTGGCAAAATATGAGGATGTACAAGACGCACTAGGAACAGTGTTTCTAGCTTGTATGTTTGGGTTTGCCGTAATCGCAAGCACAGGACAAATATTTTAGTCAAGCTGTCAAGACCTAAGTCGAAAGGGCAGGCAACTGCCCTCTCGCAATCTAATATTATGATAAATTGTAGCGAGCCTGCATTAGAAAGGCTAAAACAAAAAGTAGAAAATAAACAAGTTTGGGGAATACGCTTAATGTTGAAACCAAATGGGTGTAACGGGTGGTCGTATGACTTGAGTTATTTGGAAGAACCAAATACATCAAGTGATGCGGTGTTCTATGGTATAATAGCTGTAGACCCAATGACATTTAGTTATGTCGACACAATCAATATAGACTGGGAAGAAGATGGACTAAATGAACAGTTCAAAATCTCTAGTCCACAAGAAACAGCACAGTGTGGCTGTGGAGAAAGTTTTACATTATGAAAATATCACAAGAGGGCATTGCCCTTATCAAGAAGTTCGAAGGTTGTGAACTAGAAGCATACAAGTGTGCTGCTGGTGTTTTAACAATCGGATACGGACACACAAAAGGCGTAACAGAGGGTATGCAAATTACCAAAGCACAAGCAGACGAAATGCTAGTAGAAGAACTAGCTACTTATGAAAGCTATGTATCAGACGCAGTAGAAAATCAATTAGACCAGTGCATGTTTGATGCATTAGTATCATGGACATATAACCTTGGACCAACCAATTTACTAAATTCAACTATGTTGAAAGTCCTCAATGCTGGAGAGTACGAAGAAGTACCTGCCCAGTTAAAGAGATGGAATAAAGCAAGTGGTAAAGTGTTGGAAGGGTTAGTTCGTAGACGAGAAGCAGAAGCTTTACTTTTTGAGGGTAAAGATTGGAATAATGTTTAAAATATTATAATACAGGAGAAATAATGGATATTTTATTATTAATGTTGTTAATTTGGGCATACAATGAACAACCCAAAGATGTAAAAGAAGAACAACCAGAGATAGTTCCAGTAGTAGAAGTAGAAGTACCTGACAATGCAGTCAATGTAACAACAGTTACTCAGACAGCAGCAGCGCTTACAGCAGTTGCTGAAGCTCTGGCAGGCACTAGCACAAGTACAACAACAAGTACAACAAGTACAGAAACTAGTACTGAAACAACAAGTGTTACTTCTACAGAGCAGGCAATTATTGATGAGTTGAATACAATGACTGAGACAACAACAGTCGTACCAACTACAAGTACTACAACTAGTAGTTCAACTTCTACATCATCAACGACATCAACATAAACAAATTACTAGTGCTACTCGTATGGGTAGCATTATGTTTTCATTATTATATTTACACACAGTATGTAACTGAGTTAGAAATAACAAGGAACATCGAGTTAGCAAACTGGCAAAAATTAAAACAGTTGGAGAGCAATATTGGACAAAATAAAAGAATTCTTAGCCGCCATCAAAAGGTGGTGGATATGGTTAAAGAGCAAGTTTGTACCCCTTTACAAGGTGACAGTCAGCTTTAATAATATTTGGGGAGATTCAGACGACCAAGAGTTTCTTGTTAGAAAGATTATAACTCAAAAAGAAAAACATTTAAAGTTTAGAACAGAAAGTGGAGAAGTAATACAATTCACTGGCGCAGAAGGACTTAACTACAAAATAGAGGAAATTTAATGAAATTAATAGCAAAAATATTTTTATTAATAGTATTAGGATCGTTGCTCTTACCTCAGGGAGCATCATGGTTTACAAACTTATTAGATACTTATAGTAATTCTGTAGGACTATTTGTAATACTTGCTTTTATAGTAATCGTACTCAATCGAGAAGATTTACTAGGAG